ATGAAAAAACATGAAAATTATATGAGTATATTAGATAGTCGTCCAGTTGATTTATTCGAAAATGCCGAAGATGTTTGGTTTTGGTTTTGCTTTTGTGAAAGCATGCCAAAATCATCTTGCAAAGGTTCTGGTTTAATGGTGCGTCCTTGCGAAACATCGGACATCGCAATCATTGTAAAACGATTGGTTCAAAACAAAAAATTAACACAGGCACATTTGAAAATTTTATCAATGTATGGATTGAAGCAACTGATACCTTATGAAAAATGTGGCGATCCTGTTTTGCATTGTTCTTTATGGAAACAAGCGATTTCTGTGATGTCAAAGGTGTTTGAGGAAAAAGGGTTGATTCGAAAAGCGTCTACAGCAATAGCTGTTTAAGGAGGATAAAAAATGATAGGAGTTCAATTAAATGGGTATCGTTATCAAAAAGCTGTTGTTGGATTCGGAGGACGACAAACTTTATGGTGGATGCGTTTTTTAAAAAAAGGGTTTTATCATTGCATTATTGCATTGGGAAATGATGATGAGTGGGTTGTCATTGATCCTCTTTTGCATTTTACAGATATGATTGTGTTAAAAAAAACAGATGTTAAAAAATTTTTTATAAAAAATAATTATCGAATCGTTGAAGTGTTGTTAAATGAACCTAAAAAAATACGATTACGTGTAATGCCTTATACCTGTGTGGAAACAGTAAAACGTTTTTTAGGTGTTGAAAAAGCTTGGATTTTCACGCCTTACAGCTTGTTTAAGTATTTAAATAAAAAAAATAGGAAAAAAATCCTTGACATTTGATTGATTTTGTGGTATAGTCTTTTACAGTTGGTAGGGAAAAGTATATCTTGATTAAAAAACAGCTCTTTAAACAGGGCTGTTTTTTTTATTGATAAAAATAAATTTTTTTTCAGATACCAATGGTTCGGTTTCTTTTTTGTTAAAGGAGATTTTTATGAAGAAAGTAAAAGAAGTTATCGGTCTTGAAACAATTAAACAAGAAAGTACTTTAACAGTTCAAGATACGGATGACAGTTATTTAGCGCGTCATGCAGGGATGCAAACAGTAAATACTTCAGCCAGAGGTATTTTACGTGAAAACGATTCGGCACCTCAAAGAAAAAAATTATTAGGAGAATAAAAATGTCTTCAGTAAATCAATTATATCAACGTTTTTTAAAAATGAAAACGGCTCGTCAATCTTTGGAAAATTCTTGGAAAGATTGTTATGCTTTTGCGTTGCCTCAAAAAGAAGGAAGCTTTTGTGAATTTTCAACAAATGCATCAGAAAAATTATTTGATGGGACTGCGCCAGATTGCGTTGATCAATTAGCTGCTTGTATTTTTTCAGAATTAACACCGTCTTGGCGTAAATGGTTTAACTTGGTTGCAACTAATGTCGAACAAAATGAAGATGCTCAAAGTGCAGAATTTTTGGAAGATATTTCTCAAACGCTAAATTCACATTTAAATTTATCGAATTTTAGTGTTGAAATGCATCAATGTTTTTTAGATTTAGTGACGGTTGGAACGGCTTGTTTGTTATTTGAAGAAGCCAGAATTGGAGAAAAAACAGCTTTTCATTTTACAGCTATACCTTTGTCTGAAATTTATGTGGATGAAGGATATAAAGGTGTTTTAGACACAACGTTTAGATATTGTCAATTACCTTTATCGACTGTTATTCAACGTTTTGAATGTGAAGATGCTGTGAATAAACAACAATTAAAGGACATAAATCCTGCAGATATTTTAATTCCTGTAATTGAATGCGTTGTTCCTAAAAAATGTGGTGGATATGAATACGTCGCTTTTGTGGAAAAAGATGCAGATGGATTATTTGGAAAAAAAGAACATTTTATTTTAAAGCAAGGTTGTTTTGAAACATCACCATTTATAACTTTCCGTTGGATTAAAGCAAGTGGAGAAGTTTATGGACGTTCTCCTGTGATGAAGGCTTTGCCTGATATCAAAACAACCAATAAAGTTGTTGAATTGATTTTGAAAAATGCAACCATTGCTGTGACTGGAATTTGGCAAGCCGAAGACGATGGTGTTTTAAACCCAGCAAACATTCGGTTGGTTCCTGGAACGATTATACCAAAGGCTGTTGGCTCTAAAGGATTAACGCCATTACAGGCAGCAGGAGATTTTGATGTATCTCAATTAATTTTAGAGGATTTAAGAAATCGCATTCGGCATGCTCTGTTAAATGATAAGTTAGGTCAAGTTCAAAATACAAAAATGACGGCCACAGAAGTATTGGAACGTTCGGCTGAAATGATTCGTATTTTAGGAGCTGTGTATAGTCGATTGCAAACAGAGCTGTTGACGCCACTTATTGAACGTGGATTAAGTATCTTAAGGCGAAGAGGTGAGGTTCCAATTTTATTTTTAGATGGTTATTCAATTAAAATTACATATCAATCGCCAGTTGCAGATTTACAAAATCAACGTCAAGCAAATGAAGTGATGAATTTTATTCATTCTTTTGCAGATATGAATATGGATGCATTTCAGATTGTTGATGTTTATGGATTGGCAAAATGGCTGGCAAATCAATTAAATATACCGATGGATTTAATTAAAAATCCAGAAATAAAAAAACTTAACTAAACAAGAGGTAAAAATGAAATTTTTATGGTCTGTTTTAGAAAGTTCAGACAACGTTTCTGCGAATGAAGATGTTGCTCATGCTTTTGCTAAATGTTTTTCGTCAAATGAAGGAAAACGTGTTTTAAATTTTTTAGCATCGCAAACAAAAGACAGATTTTTATCTGCAGATGCTTCAACAAATGAATTGTGGTTTCAAGAAGGGAAACGCGCATTATTCGCGCAAATTGAACATTTAATTTTAAAAGGGAAAAAAGGAGTTTAATATGGTAGAAAATTTAATGCAAATAAATGAAAAAAAACAAGAAGTTCCTGCTAAATTTTTGGATGCAAAGGGTAATTTAAAGACGGATGTTTTATTGCAATCTTATTTAGAATTAGAAAAAAAATTAAGCAATATGGTAATGCTTCCAAATGATGCATCATCCGAGGAAGAAAAGCGTTCCTTTTACCAAAAAATAGGGGTTCCAGACTGTGCTGAAAATTATCAATTAGAAATTAAACATGATTTATTGGCTAGCGATCCCCAGGTAAATCAAAAATTATTTGATTTAAGATTTACAAATCAACAGGCTCAAGCCGTTTATGATTTGGCCGCAGAAAAAGTATTGCCTGTGATTGAAGAATTAGCTCAAGATTACGAGGCTGCACGTCAACGTTTAGCTTTGGAAAATCAATTTGGAGGAAAAGAACGTTTTGAACAAGTCTCACGTCAAATTACAGCATGGGCCAAACAAAATGTATCTACGGATGTTTTTGATGCATTGTCAACAACTTACGAAGGGGTGATGACTCTTTATAAAATGATGCAAACAAATGAACCTGTAATGATGCCAAAAGGCATTTGTTCTCATGAAATTTTAGATGAAGAAGGGTTAAAAAAATTGATGATGTCGCCAAAGTATTGGAAAGAACAAGACCCTTTGACATTGAAAAAAGTGGCAGACGGATTTAATCGTCTTTACTCGCATTAATTTAAAAGATAATCGCATTTAAGGCGACCTTTTATTTTCTTTTTATGATGGGCGGGGAACCATAACCCGTTATAAAAAATTTTGTTTTTTGTTTTAACTAAAAAAAAGGATATAATAAATATGACTTCTACAACTATTGATGCAGCTTTTGTAAAACACTTCCAAGCAGAAGTAGTGACTGCATATCAACAAATCGGTTCTAAATTACGTTCAACAGTTCGTTCTAAAAATAACGTTGTTGGTGTCAGTACAACATTCCAATTAATTGGTAAAGGTAATGCAACAACAAAAGAACGTAATGGTGTTATCAGCGCTATGGAATTTGAACACAAACCTGTCGAATGTGTTTTGACTGATTATTATGCTGGCGCATGGGTGGATAAATTAGATGAATTAAAATTGGGGCACGATGAACGCAGAGCAATTGCTCAAACAGGTGCATATGCTTTGGGTCGTAAGACAGATGAGTTAATTATCAATGCTTTAAATTCGTCAACAAATACAGTTTCAGATTCTGCTGTTGAGTTGAATAAAGAAACCATTTTAGACGCATTTACAAAATTAAATAATGCTGATGTTCCAGATGATGGAGAACGTTATGCTTTGGTTTCTCCTGCTCAATGGAATCAGTTGCTTAACATTGAAGAATTTTCTTCATCTAATTATGTTGGAGATAAAACACCATTTATCGCAGGAATTGAAAGCCGTAAATGGTTAGGTATTAATTGGATTATGCATACTGGTTTACCAAGCGATACTGGTTCTCATACGTGTTTCATTTATCATAAAAATGCAATAGGTCATGCTGTGGGAATGGATATTAAAACAGATATTTCTTGGCATGGAGACCATGCAGCTCACTTTGTCAATTCAATGATGAGTCAAGGGGCTTGTTTGATTGATGAAAAAGCTGTTGTAAAAATAGTTTGCTCTGATTAATGTTTTTTGATGTGGAGGGGAATTTATTTTCCCCTCTTTTTTTATGGAGAGAAAAATGGCACAATCTGCAATTTCTTTATGCTCTAAAGCTTTGATTAAGTTGGGAGCGCATCCGATAATTTCTTTTACAGAAAATACAGCAGAAGCGCAAGTTGCATTACAACTTTACGAAGCAACCAGAGATGCATTATTATCATCGTATCCGTGGCATTTTGCAACAGCTCAAGAAGAATTATCGTTGTTGCGCGATGCTCCTTGCGCTGATTATGCTTATGCGTATCGGTTGCCAAATGATTTTTTGCGTGCTTTATCTGCAGGGGTTAATTCAAATGGCAAAGGCTTGAACTATCGAATTTATGAACGGACCTTGCATTGCGATTCTAAAAACGTGGTGTTGACATATATCTTTAATCCAAAAGAAGAAAATTATCCACCTTTTTTTGATTATGTATTGATTTTAAAATTGGCTGCCGAATTTTGTTTGCCTTTGACTGAAAACAGTTCAAAAGCAAAACATTTAGAACAAATGGCAAAAGAAGCATTTAATCAAGCAAAGCTAATCGATGCACAGCAAAATTTACCACAAACAATAAATCATTTTCCTTTAATCGAGGTCAGATAATGAGTAATTTAATCAATTATAAAACAAATTTTACAGCAGGGGCTGTTTCGCTTGATTTATTAGGTCGAACGGATTTGTCAGCTTACGATAATGGCGCACTTGAATTAAAAAATGTTTTTATCAGTCCAATAGGAGGAATTGAACGCAGAGCTGGTTTACGTTATATAGATACAATTGACAATGCATATCGTTTGATTGCTTTTGCTTTTAATACTGCCCAAACATATTTATGTGTGTTGGGTAATGCATTTATTAAAGTTTATAAAAATGAAAATTTGATACAAACACTTTCAACTCCTTGGCAAACAGATGACATACCACATTTGCGTTGGACGCAAAGTGCAGATACTTTATTATTGACGCATCCAGATTATGAGCCAATGATGATGACACGTCAAAATGATGAAAGCTTTGTTTTATCAAATTGGGTTTTTGATATGGGGGATGATGGGCAAAAGTATTGTCCTTTTGAAAAATATGCTTCTGCGCAATCGACAATGAAAGCTGTTGGCGATGGAAATAACGTTGTCTTAACTGCAAGTGAAGATGTGTTTAATGAAAATTATATCAATCGACACATCAAAGTTGGAAAAGGCGAATATAAGATTACAGAAATAACGGATGCAAAAAATGCGAAGGCAAGTAAAATTGTTTTGGCTGAAAATTCTAATCCAACAACAAATTGGTCTGAAGAAGCTTTTTCAAAAGACCATGGTTATCCTGTTTGCGTGACTTTCTATCAAGGTCGATTAGTCATTGGTGGTTCCAGAGATTTACCAAATAAACTTTGGTTTTCAAAAAGTTTTGCGATTATGAATTTTGACACAGGAACAGGCTTGGATGATGAAGCTATCGGATTTAGTTTGTTGTCCGATCAGGTGAATGCGATTTGTGGATTAATGCCAGGCAGACATTTACAAGTTTTTACATCTGGTTCAGAATGGATGGTTTCTGGAGAACCATTGACTCCTCAAAACATTCAGTTGAAGCGTCAAACTAAAATAGGTTCGCCTCTTTATCGATTTGTTCCTCCTGTGGATGTCAGTGGTGCAACGTTGTTTGTATCCGAAAATGGACAAGAAATCCGAGAATTTTTATTCGCTGATTTAGAACAAGCTTATCAAGCGAAAAATGTTTCGTTATTGTCATACCATTTGATAAATAGACCCATCGATATTGACTATGATGCAAAACGCAGATTGGTTTATGTTATTATGGAAGACGGTTCAATGGCTTCGCTTACAAACTATCGTTCAGAAGAAGTGTTAGCTTGGAGTTCGCATGAAACACAAGGTAAATTTTTGTCTGTTTGTGTGTTAGAAGAGGAGGTTTACTTTTTAATCAATCGAGATGGAAAAACTTATTTGGAGGTTTTTGATAATGAGGTCTTTACGGATTGTGCTTTTTTAGGGCAATCAGAAGAAGCTCATGAAACGTGGTCTGGTTTGTCGGTTTTGGATGGTAAAAAAGTAAATGTTGTTGCTGATGGAAGATTGGAAGAAAGCGTGGTAATATCTTCGAACAGCATCACATTATCACAAAAAGCAAAACAAATTCAAGTTGGTCTTGCTTATACACATACAGTTGTGCCTTTGCCACCGATTAAACAAATCGGTGTGGGCAATCTGCCATTAAAAGCCGTTCGTTTGGTGGAAGTTAATTTTAAAGTAATCGATACAGCTTCTTTATTTTTAGATGTGGGGAATGGTTATAATGAATTTATCATTCAAAATGTAAATGATGATTACATATTGGATGGGGATGCAAAAGGTAAAACAAAAGATGTTTGTATCAGGGCGTTAGGATGGGTTCGAGACGGTGTTTCGCCTTTATGGAAAATACAAAGTACGCAACCTTTGTCCTGCAAGATTGTTTCTGTGGCAACATTAATGAAAGTGAGTGATTAAAATGGCGACTAAAGATTCTTTATTTTATGACTTAATTACAGGAGAAAATAAAACACAATTAAATTTAGAAAAACAAGCTACTTTATTGAAGCAACAAGAAAACATTAAAGAATACAAAAAAAAGCTGGGTTCATATCGTGCGAATATGGCTTCTCAAGGTGCAGGAGCTAACTTATCCAGTGTTTTGGATGGATTGGCTCAAGACGTTGAAATTAAAAATAGTTTGGCAACGAATCAGCTGAATCAAAAAATCAGAAATGCAAACAGAACAAGACGTAAACAAACATTGTTGAATCTAGGATTAAAATCTTAATTTTATCGAGATAAAAATGAAACAGAATGAATTTGAAAAAGCAAAGGCAAAATTTTTAAAAATTTTGCCTAAAAAATTACAAGAAACTTTGCAAGCTTATCATCTGTTTACATCCGTTAAAGTTCCAGAAGATATTAAATCATTCGCAGCATATCATACGGCTTGTAAAAATGCGTTGTCACATATGGTGTTGTTGATGAAAATGATACAGCTATCTGATTCAAATAATGCAAATAATTTGGTTGATGATTGGTTGGAAAAATCAAAGTTAGCTATTAGCCAATTGGAGGAAGAAGAGGATGAATAATTTAAAAGCTTCTTTTACACAATTTGTTTGGATTTGGAATGAATTACAAGGTCTTCAATTACCAAAACATCATCGACGTATTTGTCATTTTTTATCAAGTAATTATTTGCAAAAAAAAGCTCATGCTTTATTGATGGCGTTTCGAAATTCCGGGAAATCAACTTTGGTTGGATTGTTTTGTGCATGGTTGCTTTATGAAAACAGCAATGTTCGCATTTTGATTATGTCAGCTGATTATGAATTGGCAAAAAAAATGGTTCGAAATGTTAAGCGAATTATTGAAAAACATCCTTTGACAGTACATTTAAAACCCAAACAAAAAGACCAATGGGCTTCTGACAGATTTACAGTTATTCGTTCTCAAGAATTAAGAGATCCGTCCGTTTTGGCACGAGGTATAGATGCAAATATCACAGGCTGTCGAGCTGATGTGATTGTTTGCGACGATGTAGAGGTTCCTAAAAACTGTGATACTCAAACCAAAAGAAATGATTTAAAAGAAAAATTATCTGAATTAGATTTTGTTTTAGTTCCGAATGGTTTTATGTTATATGTTGGAACGCCTCACACGCAAAAAACGATTTACGACGTCAGTCCGAACGGTTTTTTAAAGAACTTTAATCAATTAAAATTACCCATTTTAGATGAACAAGGGAATAGTAATTGGCCTGAACGATTTTCGTTGTTAAAAATAGAGGCTATTCGCAAACGAGCAGGACCGTTGAAATTTACCAGTCAAATGCTTCTTCAGCCAGTTAATTTAAGGCAAGGACATTTAAATACAGACAATTTGATTTTTTATCAGGATGCTTTGGATTATCGTCAAATTAATCAAAGCAGTGCAGTTTATATTGGGCAAAGACAAATGATCAGCGCTAGTGCTTGGTGGGATCCATCTTTTGGTAAGTCGGATGCAGACAGAAGTGTTTTGGCGTGTGTTTTTTTTGATAATCAAGGAAATGCTTTTGTTCATGATTTGGTTTATTTGACTGTTGAAAATGCAGAAAAATCAGCACAAATACAGTGTCAGAAAGTAGCTCAAATGATAAAGCTTTATCATTTGCCACAAATACGAATAGAAACAAATGGTATTGGAAAGTTTTTACCAGAGCTGTTAAAGCAAACATTGCAACAAATGCATATAGTATGTGCTGTTTTACCTGTTCATTCAAGCATTCCAAAATCGCTTCGAATTAGCGAAAGCTTGGATGCGCGTCTTGCCAGTTCTTCTTTGTGGTTGCATGAAAGAGTTAAACAAACGCCATTTATGGAAGAAATAACATCGTGGAATCCTCAAGCACAGAATATGCATGATGATGGTTTAGATGCTCTGTCTGGTTGTTTGTCGAGTGAACCAGTTCATATTGCAAAGCATTTTATTCCCATTCAGCCAGAACCCGATTGGCGCTATGGACAGATGATTAATAATTTTAATTTAGATGATGTAAAACTTTAAAATGGAGATTTTTTATGAACAGAAATTTTTTTAATACGGCTGATGTGTTGGCGCGTACACTGTACGGTGAAGCCAGAGGCGAAGGGCTTATTGGAATAGAAGCTGTCGCTTGTGTGATATTGAATCGTGTAGCTCTTTCAAAGCAGCACGCTTTTTGGTGGGGCAAAACGGTGGAGGAAGTTTGCCTAAAACCTTTTCAATTTTCTTGTTGGACACCATCCGATGCTAATTTTTATAAATTAATTCGAGTTAATGCGCAAGATGCTGTTTTTCGGATGTGTCAACGTGTCGCAGTTCGAGCATTAAGTGGAAACTTGCCTGATATAACAAAAGGTGCAACACATTATCATTCAAAGAATGTTAATCCTGCATGGGCTCGAAAATTAACACCGATTTTTGAATACAAAAATCATCTGTTTTATAAGGAGGTCTATTAATGACGCAATTTGAATTAGAAATTGGAAAGTTAATGGCGCAATTTGACAGTTTGCAACAGCAACTGGATAATGTCAGCAAAGGGATGGATAGGACAAATAAACAATTAATGCGTTGGCACCAAGATTTTGATAACTTTACAGGAGATATTATGGAAAAAATGGAAAAACGTTTTGTTTTACGTTCGGAAATAGCTCCAATAAAAGCGATTTTGTCTGTGATTGCTGTTGCAACAGTCAGTGCTATTTGTTTAAGTTTGTCCGAATTAATTTTTAACAAATTATTTTAATAAAAAAGGAGATGAAAATGAATTTTATTATCAATCATATAAGTGAAATTTTGGTTGCAATCAGTGCCGTTGTGACAGCTGCCAGCGCTATTTGTGCTTTGACTCCTTCGACAAAAGATGACACCATAGTGTCGAAAATACGACAAGCGATGGATGTCTTGGCTTTAAATGTTGGAAAGGCAAAGAATGTATAATGACAATTTTAGATAAATTATCAAATGGTATTCAGATGTTATGGCAAAATTTGAATGCTTTTATATTAGGAAAGGTTTTATCTGACAATGCAAGTTTACAAAAAGAAAATCAAAAACTACAAAAGCAAGTTAAAATTGCAACTCGTCCTGATTTGTGTTGGGATAAACTTATTCAGTGGTTGCGCGCTGACGTATGA